AATATTAAAAAAAATACAAATGATGTAAGTAAAGATAAAGTAAGAAAAATTCGTAAAAAGATTATATTTGTTTCGAGTAATTAATGAATGAATGAATGAATGAATTAATCAGAAAGTAACCATTTTATATAAAATTTTATATTATTATTATATAATTTATCATAATAAGAATGATCTGCTTTCTTCAATAATAGTCCCATCAATGTTAAGTTATGAGGTTTATATTTTTTTACATATAAATAAATATATTCATATTTATTATTCTTTTCTTCTGGAAAATGGTTCATAAATAATATTATATTTGATAATTTGGTATCATAATAAATGTCATTATCATTGTTATTACACATTTCAATTGCTACATTCATTAATTTTTCTGGTATGTTGCTATTGTAATTGTTATATTCATTGATTAATATTTCAAACATATCACTATAAATGAGTATTGAATGATCTATATTTTTTATAATTTCTTCTAATTTTTTTGTTATGACCTGTGAATTTGGTATTATCGTATCTATGGTTTTTTTATATACAAAAATAGATGCATTATTTGATGATATATTCAAATCATGTATTTTATTTTCTTCTATTTGTTCTATGAAATTTGTATAATAAAAAATAGAATGTTTAGTAGATTTTACAGCATTCTCAATATTAAGCGTTTCTTTCATTATAGTTTTAAATACATTTGTTAATGTATAAAATCCATTTTTTAATAAATAAATACCATCATTTTCGCCCCTTTTAAATTTTTTACTATTTGAAAAATTAAGTAAATAATCATTCATTACATTTACATATTGTGGAAATATCTCCCACGATTTATTATTTATATTTAATTTTAGGGTTATCTCCATATCATCCATATCGTTCATATACTAAATATAATTATTTTAATTCGTTTAAAAGTATTTAAAGATTTTAATTCCGTTAATATATAACATGTCTGATAAAAACACTACTACTATGCCTTCATTTGCGGCACCGAGTAATCAATGCCTTCAACATTGTGTTAAAATTGCCATTGTAGATGATAAGCCAATTATGTTTGATTATTGGACTAGCTCTCACGAGAATAAAGTTTTAATTGGTGTTCGTGATAGTGGTGAAAAATTGTTGGTGAAGAGTGAAGATGAATACACGTCTCCGATTGAAAAGATTTACAAGGTTGAAGGTGAATACATCATTGTCACCGAAAATTCGCTTTACATCGTTAGTGCGTCGATTGCTACCAAGCGCATTTCGTAAAATTTTAATGTTATACTTCAATAATGATTTTATTTACTATAAATATTATATAAAATCATTTAAAAATAATTTTCTTAGATAAAGTATCTATAATATGGTAAAAGAAAACGCTATTGGCATTGATTTGGGGACGACATATTCTTGTGTTAGTGTTTTTCGAAATGGGAATTGTGAAATTATTGCAAATTCTGACGGCGAACGAACTACGCCATCTTGGGTAGCATTCACTTCAACCGAAAAGCTTGTTGGTCAATCTGCGAAATCACAAGCAGCCATGAATACTGCTAATACGATTTATGACGCCAAGCGTTTACTTGGACGTAAATTTTCAGACCCTATTGTTCAGAATGATATGAAGCATTATTCTTTTAAGGTTGTTGCTGATAAAGATGATAAGCCAGTTATTCAATTGGAAGATGGTACAAAGTATTATTCTGAACAAGTTTCTGCTATGGTTTTGACTGATATGAAAAATACTGCTGAAAATTATTTGGGACAACCGGTCACTAAGGCCGTTATTACCGTTCCAGCATATTTCAACGATTCACAGCGTCAATCTACCAAAGATGCGTGTCGAATTGCCGGATTGGAACCTCTCCGCATTATTAATGAACCAACTGCAGCAGCTATTGCTTATGGTCTTGATAAAAAGATTGAAGGTGAAGAAAAAAATGTTCTTATTTTTGATTTGGGTGGTGGAACATTTGATGTTAGTCTTTTGACAATTGAAGATGGTATGTTTGAAGTAAAGGCAACCGCAGGTGATACTCATCTTGGTGGTGAAGATTTTGATTCGCGTATGCTATCGCATTTTATTGAAGAATTCAAGCGTAAAGAAAAATCTGACATTAAAGGAAATTCGAGAGCTATTAGGCGTCTGAGAACCGCGTGTGAAAAAGCAAAACGCACTTTAAGTTCTTCGTCAACTGCTAGTATTGAAATTGATGCTTTGTATGATGGGAAAGATTTTTATTCTTCTATTACGCGAGCGCGTTTTGAAGAATTGTGTGGCGATTTGTTTCGCGGTTGTCTTGACCCAGTTGAAAAAGTATTGCGTGATGCGAAAATGGACAAAAATGCTATTCATGATGTTGTTATTGTTGGTGGTTCTACTCGCATTCCAAAAATTCAAAAATTATTGTCTGATTTTTTCAATGGAAAAGAACTCTGTAAATCAATTAACCAGGATGAAGCAGTTGCTTATGGTGCTGGCGTTCAAGCTGCGATTTTGTCAGGCGATAAATCTGAAGCAATTAATGATATCTTGCTTGTTGATGTAACGCCACTATCGATTGGTATTGAAACTAGTGGAAATGTCATGACTACTATGATTGGACGAAATACTTCAATTCCTACAAAGAAAAGTCAAACATTCAGTACATACGTGGATAACCAACCTGCCGCGACAATCCGTGTCTTTGAAGGCGAGCGTTCTTTTACAAAAGATTGCAATTTGTTAGGTCAATTTGACCTAACTGGCCTTCCACCTGCTCCGCGCGGTGTTCCTCAATTGGAAGTCACTTATGATATTGACGCCAATGGTATGTTGAATGTTTCTGCTTGTGATAAATCAACCGGCAAGCAAGAGAAAATTTCAATTACAAATGATAAAGGTCGTCTTTCTAAGGAACAAGTTGAAGAAATGATTAAAGACGCGGAACGTTTGAAAGATGAAGATGAAAAAAATATGAAGCGTGTTGAAGTCAAGAATAAGTTGGAATCTTATATTTATAATTGGAAAAACCAAGTCGATAATAAAGAAATTTCTGAGAAACTTGGCGAAGCTGGAATTGAAACCATTCATAAGTGTGTGAAAGAAACGCAAGAATGGTTAGATAATAATAACTCGGCAACTACCGAAGAATTTGAAAGCAAAATGAAAGAATGCGAAACATTGCTGATGCCATTTGCTGCGAAAATGTATGCTGATGCGATGCCTGGTGGGATGCCTGGTGGGATGCCTGGTGGGATGCCTCAGCAACATCAACCCGAAGAAAAGGTCGAAGAGGTAGATTAAATCATATATTGTTTTTACCAGAAATTATATTATTCATTGATCATAATATAAATATTATTATTTATATTATATATATATATGTTTCATATATTATTATTATCTATTATGGTTGGAGGATTAGTATATTGTTATTATTATGATTAATCTTCATAATTGCCTGATGCGTATTGTATTGTCCATTCACGCGCATTAGCATCGTGTTTTTCTTTATTGTGAATTAATAATTCAGAAATATCATAAACAAATGGATCTTTTGGATTAGGATCATCCATTAACGAACAAATACTCAAAAGAACTTGGCTTATAGTCATCGCCGGACTCCATTTATCTTTTAAAATATCTAAACAGATAGAACCATCTGAACTAATGTTACAATGGTATATTTTTGTAGTAAATTTAATATGCGGAGCCCAAAATGGATATTCTGGTGGTATATTAATGTGTAAATTAAATATTCCACCATAATAAGGACTTCCCTCTGGTCCCATAATTGTCGCTTGCCATTTAAACGGATTATTTTCTCTTGTCAACCCCGCTGAACAATTTTCTGGTGGACTTTTTTGCAATTCATCTAATTCTTTTTGAATTCGTCGCAATGTCATATTGTTTTATTTTTTTACATATATATAAGTGTTAAACTTTATATATATATTTTATAATTCATTTTAATTATTTATTTTAACTTTAATTTACTCTTCTTCGTTCTCTTTATTTGCATTACCTTTTCCTCCTTTTTCTTTGTCATGTTTTTATCGCTCATGTTACCCTTATGCGTCGTAAACTCGGTCCAAGGTTCTTGAGGACGATCGAGTAAATAAGGTTCTTGGTCGGCCCATATGATATTCTTTTTACAGAATTCGGTTTTATCAAACGGCGTTCCACACGAACTACCCCAGCGCGCCATAAATCCCATTTTCTTACAAAGCGTCGTGTCACATACTTTGCCGTCGAGGGCTCCTCGAGGTTGAAAAGGTTTCGGACGTCCAGGGTCAGACATAAAAGCACGATCATCTAATTCATAATGACTGCAACATGTTCTTGAAGAAGGATTTATTTTATTCAAATAAATATCATGATGGTCGGCCATAATTTCCTCCGCAATTTTAATATCTATTTTTCCCTTGTGTTGTTCCATTAATTGCGTCAAACGGACGTGGCGAGCTCCTTGATGGCGACGAATATCAAAATGTCCTACATTGGCGCATTCTAAATTACGGATACGCGGGTCATAAACGCCATTAAACCCAATAAAACAACCATCTTTCTTTTTCTCAACATTCACATATTTTAACCCTAACTCGATTCTCATAATAATATTATTATTAGTATCACCAATTAACCACGCATTCGCATAATCACCACTGTTATTTGTCACTAAATAATCTTTTATTTCATCCAACGTTTTACCATACTGCATCGCCGTACGAATTCGGCAAGCAATAGGGTCTTTCAATTCAAATTTATTGAAACCACCAATAGTTGTTTCAGTGCACATAAAACCATTGCTAGTAACATAAAAATCAGTTTCACTTGAAATATTACCTGGTGCGGTTTGCATAATAATACGAGCACCTTTGGTTGGCTTGATATCTAAAATATATTTGAAATGTTGTCCGGTCATAAAATTATCGAAAGTATTGTGTCCGCAAATAATTTTACCATCTTTGGTATAACTACCTACGGCCATAAATCCAGTACAATGATCTGCTCCTCCACGCATAGAAAAATTTCCACCACCTTCACCATGACCTGAACCTGAACCACTTTCTTCATTGAATAAATCTCCATATTTTTCATATAAAGTTGGATAATCCTTGCATATTTTTGGCAATATACTGAACAATGAATCAACACTAACAAAACAATTCCACATAATTATATCGTCCATTGATATTTTACATCCTCCAGCATTTGCTCCCTTTTTTATTCCTTCAATTTCTTCATAAAGTTCAGGATAATTGGTTTGAATAATAGGGCCCCAAATCGTTCCTACTACTTCACTAAATACTTCACGCTTGTATCCATAATCTTCGTAAAAATTAAACTCTAACATTTTAAATATTTCTTTTAATTCCTTTGCGATAAGATACCCATGAGCATATCCTCGCTCACTTGGATTTCCTTTTATAGAGAGATACGTCCACCCATTCTTTTCGTAGCGAATGCCATTTTTTACTTTCATTATATACTATATCTATAAAACATAATTAATAAAACATAATTAATAAAACATAATTAATAAAACATAATTAATAAAACATAATTAATAAAACATAATTATTCTAAACCTTAAAAAAACACGAATCTGGGTCTGACGATTCGTTTTGGGTTTTGGACATTTATAAATGTCCATTTCGTGAAAGTGGCCTCCCTCCTTTTTCTGAAAAAACGTGAAAAAGTGAGTTGAGACCATTATGCTCTCATTTCGGTTTTCAGACGAAACATGTTGTTATCATAAACTTTTTTAATAGAATTATAAATATTTTTGAAAACTATTTAGGCATTTTTTTTGTTACATTATATTATAAGAATGTTAATAAAAAATAATGCCGAAAATGCCTCAAAATATATATGTGAAATTTGTGACTTCATATGCTGTAAAAAAAGTAATTACGAAAAACACTTGAAAACACATAAACATATAAGTAACATAAGTGGTAACAAATGTAACACAAAAAATGCAAATATTGATTTAAAATGTATAAATTGTAATAAATTGTATAAATCAAGAGTTGGGTTATGGAGACATAAAAAAAAATGTATTGTTGAAAATGACGATGAAAATATTATATTAGATAATAATTTAACACAAAATTCATCAGAAGTAGTACACTTAACCAATTTGGTTATAGAACTAGTTAAAAGTAATACAAATTTACAGGAACAAAACCAAAAAATACATACTGAAATGCAAAAGCAAACGCTGGATATGCAAAAGCAAAACCAAGATATACAAAAGCAGATGATTGATGTTTGTAAAAATGGTAACACCAATATAACACATACCAATAGCCATAATAAAACTTTCAATATGCAAGTGTTTCTGAACGAGAAATGCAAGGATGCAATGAATATCATGGATTTTGTCAATTCGATGACGCTACAGCTCTCGGATTTGGAAGAT